GCACGATAGTAGTTGTTAGATAACACATTTAATGCGCCTTCGCCTTGGTTAGTACCTTCTGCAAATGGGTTAGCAACTAAACCGTAACGGGTTTTGAAGCCAATTTTTGGTTGGAAAGTACCTGTATCAACTGCACGAACCATTTGTAATGGAACATATGGGCAGTAGAACAGACCAGCGTCATAAGCGTTAGAACCTTTATAACCAACAACAGCAAATTCTTTAGAAGCATTTACTGGAGCGTATGGATCAACATACACTTTAATGCGACCAAATAATGTACCTGCAAATGTATTGCCTGTATCATCAACTGTTAAGTTAGTTTGTGCTTGTAGTGCTGGGTTGTAGTCTAAAAGACCTGCCATTGCAAGAGCAGAAGCAACATCTGATGAACAGATAACGATGTTACCTTTTCCTCTACGAGTTAATTTTGCAATCGCATTTGCTTCTCTTTCGAGTTGGAAAGCAAGACCTTTAATTTTTTCAACCATCCAGCGACCGTTTGAATCAGTATCTAAATCGAACTGACCACCAGCTGTTGTACCAGTCTGACAACCTGTTTTAGCAACAGAGTAGATTGTTCTAACAACTTCACGGTTGATTTCAGCAAGAATTTCTGTTGAAAGAATATTTGCTAATTCTGTTTCAGCGTCAAGACCATGAACAGCTTTAAGGTCTTGTGCTAATTCAATTGAGTATTCTGCTTTTAATGCACGAGTTTTAGCAGTAACAGTTACTTTCTCAATTGAGAATGCCATTTCTTGGAATGTGTTAGAACTGTCACCTAAAGCTTCTGCTTTAGCGGTTGACATAGCACCAACAGCAGCTGCGTTACCTACAAAGGTGTTAGCAGCAGCAGCACCAACAGCGATGTCTGATTGTGCAGTACCTAAACCAGAATGACCTGTATTAGCTTCGTTATAGAAAGCTTCAGGACCTGATTGACCTTCGTATAATGAACGCATAGCAAAAATAAGGCCTGTAGGACCTGTCATTGGTTGAACACCAGCAACATCGTATGCGATTAAGTTTGGTAATGAACGGCGAACTAATGAAATTAGAATCGGATCAAAACCAGCAACTGGACCTGTAGCAGCAGCAGAACCTGAAAAACCAGCAGCACCACCTGAACCTAAACCAGCCGAAGCTGCGTTAGTTGGTACAGCTTCAGAAAGCACTTCGTTAGATTTGCTCATTTCTAAAGCTTGGTTTTCAAGAACAACAGCTGTAACAGCCTTTTTATATGGGTCTTGAATAGGGGCTAAATCAGGATGGTCTAGCACGCCTGCCCATTTAGTTTGTAATTGTTCGGACAAATACATATTGTTCTCCTAAATTATTTCTTTGTTTTACTAATTGCTTGAGAAACAGCAGCTACAAAAGGATCAGAAATCTTCTTGTCTTCTGTTGTCTCATCTTCTACATTTTCGTGAAGTTGTTCTTCATCAGCTTTTTTAACACCTGATGGGAAATAGTTCTCACGGATTGTTTCAAGTTTGGATTTGTATTCGTCCTCTGTGGAGAATTCAACACTTTCTGCAAGTGATTTAATTTTTTCAACTTGAGTTTCTGTAAGACCGTCTGTTACAACACGAGTGATTTCATTTTTGCGTGATTCAACAAGTTCTTTTTTGTATTCAACACCACGCTCGATTTCTTCGTTGAGTTTGCTTTCAAGTTCTTCAACTTTAGTAGCTAACTCATCAACCAAATCAACTTTTTCGGCAGGAACATCAATATAATGTTCAGTGAACAATGTTCTCATACCTGCGATAAACTCTTCTGTTAATTCAGAACGCAAACCTGATTCAATAGCAATTTCATTATCTTCCATCCATTGTTCAACAACATATGAAAGGTAATCATCAACTTTTTGAGTTAGGTCATTCTTAATTGTATCGATAGCTTCTTCTAATTGACCAGCATATTCAGCCTCCATTTGTTCTTGGATTTGAGTTACACGGTCATGAACACGAGTTTCGAAGATTGTAGTAGCTTTAGATTTGAATTCTTCTGAAATAGTTTCATCGTCAGCAAACATATTGTCGATGTCTTCTTTCATTTTTTTCTTCCAAGCTTCTTTGATTTCTTCTTCTGTTTCTTCTTCATCAACAGAATTAGCTTCAACTTCTTGTGTTTCTTCTAAGTTTTCTTCTTCGATGAATTCGTCTTCTTGTGCTTCAACTTCTGCATCTTCCATTTTAGCGGAAGCAGCAGATGGCTTAGCAGCAATAGACGCTTTGTTCTTTGCTGAATTATCAGGTGTTTGAAGCTTCAATTTATTTGAATCATCAAGTGGTTTAGAATTAGTATTGGTTGGACCACCTAAATCTTGAACCTCACCTGGTAACTTTTGTGGAGGCATAGCTGGTGCGTTAGACTTGCTAGTTGCAAGAATATCAGCAGCGGCTTCCATAAGTTTATTTGTTGCCATTAGGATTCTCCTTATGTTTTATCTTATATTTATAAAATTAAAGTTTTCGAATATAATTTTCAAATAATTTCAAAGCAACCGCTTCGATTTCTCTGGCTGATGCTTTTCTGATTGCTTTCTTGGCATGGTCAAAGTCTTGTTCTACCCAAGACCCTTTAACGAACATCCATTCTTTATTTTCCATGATGCCATTAACGAAAGCACCAGGTGCGGACGGATCCGCAACAATATCAGCCGCCGTAGCAAGTTTTAAATCGTCTTGCACCAAATTATAACCTTCTTTTGTTTGAACGACCGAACCTAAAGCTCTTGAAGAAACTCCAATGCTAACATCGTTTTCTAAAAAATTCTTAACGATATCACCATAAGGTGTTTCTAAAATTTGAGCTTTACCATAAAATGTATTTCCATCTTCACTCAAAGAAACAATTTTATGGGAAACTCTTTCAAGGTTGATTGTTGGTGTATCAGGATGACCTAACTCACCAAGAGCACGATTCGTTTTAATATACTCTTCGTTATATCTATCAACCTCATTTCTGAGAGTATCCATTTTATACATTCTGTTGTTACGATTAACTGTATCGCCAACCAAAAATGTACCTTCAATGTATAGTTTTTTCTTACCGTTTTTTTCTTCGGTAAGAACTTTTACATTTTCAATAGTTTCTGTTATGAGTTTCATGTTTCTTTCCCTTAAATCTATTGTGCATCATAGTAGGTTTTAGAAAGTTCGCCACGCTCAATTGTTTCGCCGGCTTTCCTACATCTAGCATAAATCTCTTCTGTTACGCCATTCGGTCTTGTGAAACTTCTTACTCCGCCCGAATATGTACCGTTAGCATCAGGATATGTGTCAGATGATGTAGCAGTATTTTCATACTCCCAAACACCATCAGAACCTGGAACCGTAACCCATGCCATTTTACTTTAATCCTAATGAACTTCTTCTACGCATCGACATTCTTCTTTTAATTAGAGAACGGCGTAGTTTCGCTCTTCTTGTTGTTTTCCAAGACCGTTTTAATAAACGAGCCTTTCTCAATCTTGTTGTAGCCGGTATCCGTCTTACAGTATTACCCGAAATACGATACCCTTTAATGGCAGAACGCCTTCTGTTTTTTTGAACAGTGATTCTACCTTTTGCATTTCTTCGTATTCTTCTACGAATCTTTTTAACACGACCCATACGAATAATGTTAGGGTTGCGTTTATAAGCTTCTTCTAAATCAAATGAATCAGCCGCAATATATTTTTTAGCTTCTTCAATGTATTTTGCAGTCAGCTCATTTAGACGAGCTCTAATCTTTTCTTTTACTTCGTCTAACTTATTCTCTATTAAAGAATCAATTATGCTCATTTTTTACTATGAGCCTTAAATGCAAAATCTGAACCTTTCATAAAGTGTTCTGGACTTTTATGAACAAGGTCAGCATATTTTTTAGCGTTTTCAGGTTTAAGAGCCTTATGAACATTTGTCATAGCTGAAGCTGTATAATGATCCACTTTTCTAGTTTGACCATTACCAAACTTTACACTCTTCGCTTGCTTGTTTGCAACGATAGAATGTAATTGGTCCATTACGCTTTCCTGAACTACTTCACTATTTATGTCATTTGTGCTTTCAGCTTGAATAGGAGTTTCAAATCCTTTTGCACTATAAGGAACAGTAAAGTATCTATCAAGTTTAGCGCTGTGATATAATGCTACTTTCATACCGTTTGGATAAGGTCTAAAAGATTTTCTTTTTAAAATTAAAACAAATGGTGGGTCATTTGGTCCTGTTTTTTCTTTCCTGTCTTCAATAATGGGTTCAGTTGTAATATCTTCCGATTCTTCTCTTACCGCACGGCGTGTTCTTTGGAATAATTGTGGATTGTCCGTTAAAAGACCAACCATTTTATTAAACAAATCTTGTAACAATCGTCTTTCTGTTGGATTAAACACAGGACGCTCTTCTTTCATCTTATCTAAAATACGATGAAGTCTTTGAATCTTTGTTTTATCTGCTAACCCAGCTCTGACAAGAATATCAAATTTTTTGATATCTATTTCTTGTTCAGATAAAAGTTCTTCGATGTCCCTAAATTCGTTTAATTGTTTCATTCTTGTTCTTGTTCTTCTTCTGGTTGCTCTTCAACTTCTACATTTGTTTCCGGCTCTTCAACCGGAGTGTCAGCTGTGTCTTGAACTTCCACATCAATATTGCCATCATCATCTGCTACTGGTGGAGTTTCACCATTAGAAAATAAATTTTTAGCAATTTCTTGTTTTTTACCATCTAAAGCTTCCATAGCCTTTTGTGATAAAAGGTTATGTAAACTATCTTTAGCATCTGAGCTTTGAGCCGCTGCTATTTGATTTACTACATCAACTACATCTACCATAATATTTCTCCTAGTTTCTATTTATACCACCAAACTTAATTACATCAGCATCAAGTTCTGGTGTTTCTGATTCTGTTTGGTCGTTATCTTTTGTGTTGTCTTCTGGTGGAAATTGATTAGGATCAGCTTCGCTTTGGCCAAACTGAACACCAGCTTCCTGTTCTTCTTCAATTTCTTTTTCCATTTGGTCAACTTCTTCATTAGACATTTGAAGAACATTTTTCTTAACCCAATTAGTTGAATAATAACGACCAATATATGGGTCAACTATGTTAAGAAGACCTATTCTTTCTCTAAGAAGTTCTGCTTCCTTTAACTCCGTAAAGTTATTATCTTTTAAATAATCATAATAAATTTGTTCCTGAAAATCTTGCCATTCTTCT